GCCATAAGTTTTTGCCAGCATTTCTGGCGGCACGGTCAGGTTATTTATTTTCAGATATTTCATACGCTCCTGGGAATACTTCTAATGCTGGTAATGTCTTTTTACGAATACTATATGCACGTTCATACTTTTCATATAGTTCTTTAAACTTATCTTGGTCTTCATAGAATGAATCATATAAGCCTGGTACATCATTTGGATCAAAGAATGTTATATTACCACCTTGTATTAATCTTTCATACATTAATTTGTTTAATTGGAAAGCATAATCCATATGTCTTACCCTATTCTCTTCAGTACCTTTATTGTTCTTTAGTACTACAAGATCTTCATATTCATAATGCCATAATGGAAGATATACGGTCGCTGCGCCCCCGCGTACGCCTCCCTGCGAGCACGACTTAACGGCCGATTGAAAGTACTTTAAAAATGGAATTAAACCCGTATGAACTATTGAACCATCGCCTACACGCGCTCCTGCAGCACGTACGGAGCCCGTACCGATGCCTATGCCTGCCTTCTTAGAGATATATCTAACTATGGAAGTAGCAGTGCTATTAATACTATCAAGGGAATCGCCTGATTCAATAAGTACGCATGATGAAAATTGTCTGGTTGGAGTACGAACTCCTGCCATGATTGGCGTAGGTAAACTGATATAGAACTGTGATATAGCATCATAATAATCTTTGACATATTTCATTCTCCCTTCGTCGTATTTAGAGAACAACGTAGCAGCAACCATCATGTAAAGTACTTGTGGAGTTTCATATATCTCTTTTGTACTTCTATCTTGGACTAAATACTTACCACGGAATTGTTCCATTCCCGCATAAGTAAAAGTATCATCACGGTCATGCTTTATATAATTATCTAATTCAGATAATTCTTCTTCTGTATATTGATCTAATATTCCCGCATCATATACGCCTAAATCAATATTACGTTCTATTATCTCTCTTAAAGGAAGTGGTTGATATTGTCCGTAAGCTTCTTTTCTTAATTTATAAGATACAAGGCGCGCCGCAACAAATTGGTAATTCGGGGTATGTTCCGAAATAAGCTCAGCGGCACTCTTAATAAGTAATTCGTGTATATCGTAAGCAGGTATTTTGTCATATAGTTGTATGTTTGCTTTTAGTTCTATTTCGGACATAGAAACACCAGTGATGTCTTCTACTGCCCATTCTAATACTTTATGGACCTTATCCAAATCAAACGTTTGATACGATCCATCGCGTTTGGCGACTTTTATTTCCATTACATTAATTCCGTTCATAATCCCATATTATACCATACTTTCACCGGAAAGTAAATACTATTATTTTTTAATTTTTAATTTTTTCTCAATCTCTTCAAGTCGCTGCATCAATTCTGGATAGACCTCAAACTCATGAAATTCCTTACATGGATGAGAATTCTTTTCCAGTTTATTTATCCTCTTCATTACTAAAGGGTAATCTGATTCAAATTTGGATTGTTTTTTTATTAACTCTATATCATACTTATCTGATAAGTATTTCATACAAGAATTAATTCTATCCTGGAGTCTGATTCCTATTGTAGTGGACTGAAACCACTTGTAGAATGAGGAACCAATTACAGAAGTAAATATAGACTTTACAGTAAGGATAAAGAGAAAGTACACAATTACTTGACCTTTGAAAGTTTAGTAATTGCTTTAACGTAGTTTGGCATACCATGATCTACTATACCATCAAAGAATTTCCATCTTTTCCATGAGTTTAGTATACCATAAAACATATCAGACCAAGTTGGTTTGACTTGTTTGTTTCCGTCCCTGCCGAAATAAATCATTTCACCATGATGTCTAAATCCTAACCACGCTGGTGGTATACGACATACGATGTCATTATTATTCATAAATCTTAAATGTGGGCATTTTATATTTTTAATAAATTTAGCTCCACCTACTCTTGGTGATCCAAAAGTAAAAAGTTCTACTGGTTGATGTCTAGTAGCAGCAATTGTCGCCATAGCTGCGCCTAAAGAATGTCCAGTCATATAGATATCTTTCTGAACTTTTAATTGTTGATTGTGTTCTATTTCTGCTAGTACATCCATCCAAAGATCATTTACTTCTTGTTGGAATCCACCGTGTACCTTTCCTCCTGCCATAGCCGAATTCTTAATTATATTTAAGTCCGCCATAACATCGTTAAGTTTACTAGGTTCTGTACCTCTAAAGGCAAACCAAAGATCGTTTCGATCTTTTACAACTAATACTTCTGCACCATCTCTGGATATTAATTTACACCATGGAAATCCCATTTTCTTTGTAGCAGCCTTTGCTTGTTTTTCAGTCTTATAAGCATGTGCTGATAACTTAGCAGCTACTAAAGCTCTTTCCATTTGGGTTAATTGTTCTTTCTGTCTGGTTGTTGCCATTTTAATCTACCTTTACTTTTGCTCCAACTGCGTCTTTATTCCCATCTGGAGTCTTTATTGTTACGTTTCTATAATAAACTACCACTTCTTGAACTTCACGTATGTATCTACGTAGCTCTTGCATATTATAAGCCATTAATTCATAATCTTCTGTTGATATTGCAAAGAAGACTACATCACCATTATTCTTTTTCTTTATATCATCTAAGAATTTATCTAAGTATGTATAACCTTCTGGCCAATCTGGATTCTCTTTACCAAGTTTACATACTCGAATAACTTTGCCTTTGTCATTTAGTAATCCATCAGGATGATCCATCTTAGGTCTTTTACCTTCAGAATCTTTTACACAAGGATTAGCTATCTTTGCTGATGAAACCACATGCCATTTAGGATCTTTAAGATCTATATTTCGAGGCATAGTAGGTTGGATAATATCTATCTCTATAGGTTTACTACTAACCTCGATTTGTTTTGTTCCCATCAGGGAACATCCACTAATTATTAGGGTTAATATCGGCGCTAGGATCGTCCAGCGAATCGAGCTCTTTACTGTCATTTTCTATACTCCTGAAAACCTCTGATGTTTGATCATTGGCTCTTGTTTCAATCATACCTGGTTTAGCTATAGCTAATTTATTTAGATTATGTCTTCTAAATATATCCAGGTAACCATTCATCTCAGCTTCTATCTGAGCGTTCTTAGAAGCCATTTGATTTAAGGCTGCGCCTTGTTTCTCATAGCTTTCTTTTATAGTAGCTATTGCTTCTTCTTGTTGTTTAATTGCAACTTCTAATTGCATATTATTCATTGTTAAAACTTGATTTTCGGAATATAACCACCACGAGGCTAAGCCAAGTATGAATATTATTCCTATAAAAATTTGTTGCATTATGCATTATCCTCAATGTACTGTTTTACCTGTCCTACAGTAAGAAGTGTTTCAGCATCTTCATCAGGAATTTCTATATCAAATTCTTCTTCGATACCCATAACTACTTCCACTATATTAAGTGAATCTGCACCGAGATCATTTACAAAGTGGGAATCATCTTTAATTGAATCAACTGCGATGTTTAGGTTTTCTGCTATTATTTTTTCTACTGACATTTTATATCTCCGATTTTAACATTGTTTCTGTCATATAATCCATAGGTGTAGCAGCTTTTAATTCTACCACTGTTCCATCCATGGTCTTAAATCTCATGTGCTTGGCAGTACATTTATAAAACTTACGTACCTTCCAGCTTTTAATTAATACATCTACCACCTCACCTTCGCCATTATATTTGGTGTGAGTTACATGTAAATGTTGGTGTTTCTCAAATAGAGAAAGAACGAATCGCCAAACGCGGGCGAAAAAAGATCCAATCATGACGAAATATTTTTTCATTATTTACTCTTTGCTGCTTCTCTTGCTGCCCTTCTAGCCATTATTCTTTCTACGAATTTACGTCCTTCTTTAGTTCTTCCGTCGTAAATTCTTTTTTGTATTTGATTTCTTTCTTTGTGCTTTTTATGCTTATCTTTTGGCATCATATCAGAGGGCATAGAAACTCCACCAGCACCTACAGAATTGGCTGCTGCGTCTTCCCACTGTTTGCAATATTCTTGAAATGAGCGTCTCATCTTTTTATATCCTCATTAGTTATATATAAGTTTTGCTTCGTTAAAACGTGTTTTACCTCATACAAGCCGTGTCCAAATGCTTTTGCATACGGAGCTGTAAAATTATCAACTTGTACTTTTGAATTCTTTAAAGCTATAGTTTCACCTGTACTCATCGAAACTATATCTTTTGTTAATACATAAATCCCAGGATTTAAATATCCTTCTTTTATAAACCATTTACTTTCACTTAGGTTATCTTCTAAATTACCTTCAAGAGCTTTATTTAATACTTCTTCTATCTTCTTTTCTGACATACCTGTATGTTCTTTTATCAGAAATAAAGCTGCTGCGTAAGAACCTAATGTAGATTTACCCCCTGGTACTAATTGGATTAACCTTTTAACGTTGAATACTAATCTATGAAAAATAGTATATGCAGATTTTTCTTCAGGGGTTGTAAGCTCTTTTGCTTTTTTAATGTTACGACCACGTTTATCGATAATGCCTAGTTTATAGGCAGGCAAATTTTCCCACTTAGTGGTCAAAAGTTTTAGGAATCTAAATGCATATCCTAAATCTGCTGCTCTTGATAATATTCCCATTATATGTTTCTTAACCTCTCTACTATTAATGGATCTAGTGGTACATCTACCTTTTCCTGCTCAGGTAGATAATTTAAAAACACTAAGAAGGGTTTTATATAATGCCAGTATTCTGGCTGTATTTTAAACCACATCATTTTGTTCGCAGCCTGTATACCGAATACATTATATAAAACTATAATATGATTTAGAATCAGACGTTCCTGTAGATCTTCTGCTTCTTCATATCGTCTTAATAATCTTTTTAGGTATTTAAACCTAGATAGATCTTCATCAAACTCAGATGCATCAGTGCATTCTGGATTGTTATAATGTTTCGCTGCGAACAGTTTAAAGTTCTTAGCATTTAGCTCGTCAAATATTTTCATCATATAACTATCTATGATAGTTGATTAATCCTTTCCTGGTTCTCCCCAGTTGTCAGAGAAGTCATTTCTAAAGTTACCAAATGATTTTAGTTTGCCTAACTCTTTAACCATAGCATCTAGGTTAACATCACCAGTTACTTTACCTCTTGGTAAGTCTGGATTCTTTCCAGGAAATCCTGGGAAGAGGTCTATTGCAAATTCACTCTCACCTTTACCAACTTTAAAGCCATGTTCTTTTGCTTTATCCATAGGTCCAATAAGAACTTCTTCTTCTTTATATCTCATCCCTTGTTTTTTAAGATGTTTCTCTACTATTTTTAAACCAGCTTTTACATCTTTAATAACTGCAGGACTATAATTATCATCATGCATGGATTGTTGTTGCAATTTAAATTTACCTTCAAACCCAGTTAAATGCATTCCTTTAAAAGGAGCTTTTGGCATACGCATTTTTTCAGTTATATTTCTTATTTCAGTAAATGTTTTCATTAGTCACTTTCCTTTTCAGCTTTATAGTTTTTGTCGATGTAATCAAAGAATGCTTTTTTCTTTTCTTCATCTTTAAAATCTGCTGGTGATTTAACACCGAACTTTTTCATAGCTGCTTTAAATACCTTTTGGTATTCTTTTTGTTTGTCAGATAATTCTGCTTCTGGAATATTAATATACCCATTTTCTTTATCTTCTTCAACGTTGATTTTGTGTTCTAGGAGTTCAGGATATAGTTCTTTTATATCTGAATCATCCATCATGTATGCATCTGATTGCATAAATGCTAGGACGTTCTTTTTCTCTCCCATAACATCAGCTGTTGTTTGGCCAGTTTGTTTAATTTTTATTTTAAACTTACTCTCTAACTTTTTTGTAAGACCTTTATCACCGATATAATCTATATCGATTGTTTCTTTACCTCTTCCTGGCTTAAGTTTTTCATCGATCTTATGCATATAATCTATAGAGATAGTAACTTCTTCAGCTTCTTTCATAACTGTTCCGTCTTCTTTCTCTCCAGATTTTTTAACTTTATGCTTGTCTTTGAATTCCTTTTCGCCTTTAGCTTCTGGTTCAGCAACTTCTTTTTTAACAGACATTAATTTGTCGTGGTTTTTTATAGCATAGGCATCAGCTTCGTCTTTCTTACCGAAAGATTTAACATCATTCCCATTCGCATCAACTACGACGAAACCGCCATCTTTTTGTTTTACGTGATCCGTTGGATCCATTTCTTCCTTTTTGACCTTTCCTTCTAAAACATCGCTAACTGTACCAGCAATGCTTTTAGTAAGGTCGTCGTTCCATAAGTTTTTCATTTTGATCTCCTAATTGCTTAAATGAACTATATACTCCCAGGTGATTGCTGATATTAAACCAACTAATATTACCCAGAATATCTTATTTATTACATTAACCGTGCTCGCATTGCTATTCACTAATGTCTCTACTCGGTCTATCCTATTTATAACACTTTGAATCTGTTCAGATTGTTGTTTGCTGAAAGATGTAAGTGTGATAATCTTTTCTTCTGCCCGTGCAAGCGCGATGATTGCTTCAGACATTTTGTCTATTTTCTCTTCAATCCTGTCTAGTCTATCTGATTGAGTTTCCTTAGCCATGTTTTTTAATCCTAATTTTTAAATTATTCTTGCCCTTAATTAATCTATGATAATGATCTTTTCCTAATATTTCAAATATCATTCCAGGTGTTAGTGCCCATGGAAGTGCACCATCATATTGAAATTGCCATCCATCACCTTCAATAATTTCACATTCTCTATTTTCTGGGTCTTTATGCCAAACATATTCAGCATCTTCCCTTAATATATCAAAAGTTCTTATGTCACCTTCGTCGGTGTATGGCTTACCAAAAGTAATTTCCGCCACCCTTTAGTCCTAATTCTTTTGCATATCGCGGTAAGTTACAAGACCAATATCCTGGAGATAGTTTATCTTTCTTAGCTGGACAATTATGTCTATCTGAGAAAGCCTTTGCTCTATCTTTATTATTAATCTTAGCGTTTCCACCTACGAAGTCTTTTTCATTACCAAAATTAATCTTCTTAACATTACCTGTTGTCGGATCTTTTACATAAACCACAAATTTCTTTGGATCGTCTGGTCCACTTCTTTTTGGTTTATTTAATTCTGGTGCTTCATTCATAGGTGTTTCTAAGGGATATGTTTTACCCTCATAAACGCCAAACTCTTTTTCTTTAAATTTATACATTATTTCTTTAAATCGTACCTAAATGTTTTACCTTTAGCTTGAGCTGTTTTCGTAACTTTGTACCCAGCTAGCTTAGCTAATGCTTGTACTGTACTCCAACCTTTTTCAAATTGTTTTCTAACTTTTAATTTATGTAAATCATCTTCAATCTTTTGAGTTAATGATTTAACAATATCCATGTCAGACATAACCAATGGAGCTTCATCT